CCCTGCCGCTAATTCAAGAAAGTATACAAAGATATTGTTTGTGCCACTTGAAGGTGCCGCTGAGAATGTCAATGTTGAGCCATCAGGTACAGTGTAAGCTGCACTATCTTGAACAACACCATCAACACTTACAAGTATCTCTTGCACTGAACCTATTGTTCTTCCAAGTGCAAAGGTTGTATCAGAACCATCACCACTAAATCTTACGACTGCAGGTGGAGCTTGAAAGTTAGCAGGTACGTTGTTGCCAATGTATGCCATATTATGTTATCTCCATAATACTTAGTGTGCCACTTAGTTTGTCTGCTACAGAGCAGTCTACTCTTAAAACGTCTCCTGTCTCAAGTATCACCTTACCGCCTGTTAGTAGTTCTAGTGAAGAACCTACAGGTATCGGTGCATCCTTAACTAAGAAAGCTGTTCCGTTTGTCGCTCCTCTACCACCACCTGATGTAGTAGATACAAGTTCTACTTCTGTGGTTACTTGAGATGTATGTATGTTTGTAAGTATGAGTCCAATCACTACTGTAGTTGTGCTACCTGGAGTTGTATATATTGTATACGGAGTTCCTGCACTGTTTGGCTCGGCAGCGAATGTGACTACTCTAAATGTATTTGCCATGTTATTATCCTAACGCTATTGCAAGTGCAGTTGGATCATCCGTACTAAAACCTGCACTACTTAAATATGTTTTGACATCAGATAAAGCGACTTGCTTCATTGTCCCGTTGTCGTTTGTTACCACTCTATCTGCATCTACTAAAGTTGTAGAGGAAGCGGATGTATCACCATCCATAATATTTAATTCTGTTGCTGTGGATGTTACACCATCTAGGATATTTAATTCTGCTGCTGTAGATGTTACACCATCTAATATGTTAAGCTCTGCCGTTGTTGAAGTAACACCATCTAATATATTAAGTTCTGCGGCTGTGGATGTAATAGAAGTTCCTGCTATTTGTAGTGTTGTCGCATTTACTTCACCACTAGAACCATATACAACTGCTTTACTGTTAACGATTGTACCTGCAGATGAACCATCAACTAAATTAAGTTCTGCTGTTGTAGATGTCACTCCATCAAGAATATTTAACTCTGCAGTAGTCGATGTTACTCCATCAAGAATATTTAACTCTGTAGCAGTAGAAGTTACCCCATCAAGAATATTTAATTCTGCAGGGGTGGATGTTATTGCTGTATCACTATCTGCAGCAAGTACAGGTATTGTGCCTGATTGATTAGGTAATTTTATAGTTCTATCGGCAGTAGGATCTGTTATTGTAAGAGTAGTTTCATGTGCATCAGCAGTAGCACCTTCAAAAATTATGGCGTTAGCTGCTTGCATTGTAACTGTATCTACAGTTGTCGTTGTCCCTGCTACAGTTAATTTAGGTACGAGTAACTCACCTGTGCTTGGATTATACCTTAGTGCTCCTGTATCATCTAATAAACCATTTGATTCATCATGAAAAACCACAGGAAAATTTGTATTAGCATTACTATCTGCAACTGTCACTGTGGCTGCTAATGTAGAATTTGCTGTCGTAACTCCTGCGATGACTGTATTAAGAGCTGTGCCACCAACTGTTATAGCATCAGCTTCAAGTGTGCCATCAATATCTGCATCGCCAGATATATCTAAACTAGCTGCATCTAGCTCACCTGATATTGTTATATTTCTACCACCAGTAATGTCTTTATTAGAATCTGTTATTATAGCTTTACTAGCTATAACTGTCCCATTTGTAATACCATCAATTAAATTTATATCTGCTGCACTAGCTGTTACACCATCAAGTATATTTAATTCTGCTGTTGTGGATGTAACACCATCTAATATATTAAGTTCTGCCGTTGTGGCTGTTACACCATCTAGTATATTTAGTTCTGATGCTGTAGACGTTACACCATCTAGTATATTTAGTTCTGCGGCTGTAGATGTAATTGCTGTGCCATTAAAATTAATAGCATCTAAATATGCTGTGCCATCAATGTATATATCTTTCCATTTCTTACTTGACGATCCTAAATCATGTGTATCATCATCGTCAGGTATAATGTTAGAATCTACCTCACCACCGAATACAATGTTATCTGTGTTAGCATCACCAAGAGTTAGTGTACCACCATTAAACGTAGTTGTGCCTGTAACAGTAAGATTACCACCTATAGAAGCATTACCACCAACTACTAAGTTACCAGCTACGTTTGTTAGTGCTTCTAGTACATTTGTGCCATCACAATACACAAACCCAGTTGTACCATCTGGTATAGCAATACCACTACCTGAAGCTGTTTTAACTGTAATTGTTTGCCCAGTAGCATTCTTAACTATGTAAACTTTACTTACTGCAGGGCATATTACAGTGCCCGCACCGCTTAAATCAGAGGTTGTATCTGTTAAATTTAAAATAGCTGCTCGTGATTCAGAAGTTGAACCATCTGCTGTAGATAATGTAGCAGAGTTTGTGCTCCAGGTGTTTATAGTTTTTAAACCAGCAATAGCTTCTTCTATCATAGAAGTTACTTGTTGATTAACGGTGTCACCCCAAGTACCTGTCAATTCACCTTGAGTAGGTAACGCTAATTTTAAAGATGTGGTATATGCTGTAGCCATTTATAAAACCTCACGATTAGTTAAATTATTACACGAACAAGTTATCATATGCAAGAAAATCATTTTAACCTCATCACAAAACACGTATTATAGCATTGTTAGCATCAGCTATAGGAAATGATATCACAAAGTTCCCAGAACTAGATTGTTTATTTTCTCCAAAGTCAATTACTGCTATTGCAGGATCACCTGTCGCACTTTTATATATCAAAGCTCCTCTAGCCGTTATAGAAGAAGAACTCCAAGTAACATCAGAAAAATCTAAAAAGGCTGTAGTACCTGATGACGTAGGATTTGCTGCTATGGTGATAGCCTTACCACCTGCATCATATCCTGTGCCTGACACTTCATTAGTTGTGCTGTAAGCTGTAGTCGCAGCACTTAAATCTGCAGAAGACGTATATAAAGCTATTTTAAAAGACTGAGATGTGTCGCTACTAAAATCCATTTCTCCATTTAGTAGAGCTACTTTAAACGATGTACACATAGCCTGTGTTATAGCCATCTATATCTCCTAACCCACATTAGTCTTAAACTGTCCAGAACGATAGTAATCTTGTCTGAGCTTACCATCTCCAGCTTGTTTAAGTAATGTTATAGCCTGTAAAAAATGCTTATCATATAAAGCTACCATATCAGGTTCGCCTTTTTGAAATCTAATTGCCTCAAGTAATGTACCATTTAATAATGCTGTATCGAAGTTATCTCCAAGATATGTGCCACCTGCAGTCACAATAGATGTAGGATACTTTGCGTATATGTGTTCTAACGTATAATTAGCATCTGGAATTGGAGAAAACATAAATCTTACATTTGAACCTGAAGTGCTATGATAAGCATAAAACTTTGGTAGCCCACGTTTAGCAGTTGTAGTTACAGGATATGCCTCTCTTAAAAAATTAGAGTCTTTATTTAATAAGAAAGTCTGAGTATCATTATTTACTATTGCTAAACTATAAGTGTATAAATACCCATCAGGTGTAGTATACAGCTCATTACCAGCAGTTAAACTACTACTATCAACATTACGCATAGCTGGTAATTCTACAGAATTAAATATCTTCTGTTCTGCCTGTTGCGCAAATAAAGCGTGTTGATCTGCTGTAAACGTCTGTTCACATATTTCTTCTACGTTTGCTTTTAAACTTGTATAATTCATAATTTAACTAGCCTTGAAAGAAAAACCTTTTTTAGCACAACCTGCGCCTCTAGCTTTAATCTTACCACCGATTAAACCACCATTACTATACTTTTCTACCATACCACCTTTTTTCATAAAACCCATTTTTTTAACCACATCTGGCCTTTCCTTTTTTAATGCTTGTAATCCTTTAGCATCAGCAGGTATTTTTTTGCCTCCAGGGTTATTAATTTGTTTTCCCATATCAGATCTGTTCATATTATTCTCCTTATGAAGTAGTTACTGTTACTTGCCCCACGACCACAGACGCAGGGAAACTTAATTTATGAAACTCAGAACCTGAATATATTAACGCTCTACTGGACGGATAACCAGCAAAATCAGGTCTTGGATCACGTATAGCTTGAGGATCGTGCACAGGAAACATACCTTGTCTATTCTGTGGATGGTCGGGACCCCAACATTCTATACACGCTTTTAAATTAGTATTGTTACCTCTTACTATTAAATCACGTAGTTCTTTTAATTTATACCTGAAACCACATATATCACATTCGGCTAATGCTTTGTTGTTAGTTGCAAACCTATTTGACATATTTAAATCCTATTCACACGAGGAACAAAATGTTCCGATGTTTTTTCTCTATCTTCTCCAGCAGCTAATCCGTATTGCTCATCATACGCTGCTTTCAACATTTCTATTCTTGGTGCTAGTTCAGGTACTTTCATAGCTATATGATAAGCTAAACCTGCCACCAAACAAGGTAAGAAACGAAAAGACATATCTGCAGTTTCTACACCATTACCTGCATCTTCTATTCTTCTCATTCTATAATATACGAATGTGTAACTGGTATCAGGGACAGGCCACAAGTTTATTCTAGGGGCTGCGGCTAAACGCTCGACCCATACCTGAATCGGTCTACCTCTTGTTAACTTGTTTGGTATCGATGCGTATGTACTCACACCTATACGGCTTATGGTAAGATCAGATTGTGTGGTGGTATTACCTGCGTTTGTGCGTATCACATGATCAAGAAGATCTATAGTATCTGCAGGGAGCGTATACTGGGATGTACCAGCAGACACAGCTTGTGTGCCTTCTTCTATAGTCCACATGTTGATACCACGATTCTGCCATTCGATAGTCATTAGATTCATGGATCTGCGAGCAGTCCTTAAATCATAACCTGAACGCATTTCTCTACCTGCACGTTCCCAAGCTTCTTCAGCTATCTCCGTGAAGTCCATGTCAAATGCTGTTGTTCCCGATGTCGCCATATCCTAAACTTTCTTTTACCTTACGTAAACTTTCTATATGCTCTCGTTTTTTTAGCAATCTTTTTGGGCTGTTTAGCCACTTGTTTACCTTTTCTAGTTGCCTTGCGTTTAGCAGCCGTAGAACGGGCGTATTCAGCGGACGAAAGAGCCTTAATTGCTTTTTCAGGTAAGTAACGCTCG